CTACATATATCAAGTGACAACAGGAGCTATGGGTGGTAACACTTATGCCATGACGCCTCCCTCCGTTTCTGTTGCTCAAGGTATGTTACAACTTACACAGGCTTATAATAACGGAGAAATCTCAGAGGTTGAATGGCGAAGAGGTTTGCGACTAATACCTGGATCATCCTTATACGGTGCTAGACAACTTATAAACTGGGCGGCAGATGAATTTGGTAACTAATCTAAAGTTACAACATGGAATAAAGATAGGATAAGAAATGGCTCTTTCATATCAAAACTATACAGGGGATAGCGTCACAACTACGTTTTCCATCCCCTTTACATATACAAGCACTAGCGAAATTAGTGTAACAATAGATGGTGTGGCGCAGACAGGGCTTACTTTTCCTTCTGCTTCCACTGTACAACTGACTTCAGCCCCTGCTACAAGCACTCTTGTACAGGTTAGGCGTACTACTAACCTGACTGCACGTACAGTTGATTACGTATCAGGCTCAGTACTGACTGAGGAAGACTTGGATAACGCAAACATTCAGGTCTTCCATGCTTCTCAGGAAGCAACAGACAGAGCTAATGACGCTATTTCTCTTGGCTCAGACGATAAGTGGGATGCACAGAGCAAAGTCATTAAGAATGTAGCTAATCCTGTAGCAGACACAGACGCTGTAAATAAGCAATTCATCTCAACAAACCTACCAAACATAAACACAGTAGCAGGTATCGCTGCTAATGTAACTACAGTAGCTAACAACACGGCTAACATTGCTGCCGTTGTTGCAGACGCTTCTGATATTGGTACAGTTGCTACTAACATTGCTAGTGTCAACACAGTAGCTACCAACATTGCAGATGTCATAACAGTAGCCAACGACTTAAACGAAGCTATCTCTGAGATTGAGACTGCTGCTGATGACTTAAATGAAGCTGTATCTGAGATTGAGACAGTAGCCAACGCTATTACTAATGTGAACACAGTAGGTACTAACATTGGTAACGTCAACACTGTTGCAGGCATCTCAGGCAATGTCACAACTGTCGCAGGTATCTCTGGGAATGTTTCAACTGTGGCAGGAGCCAACGCTAATATTACCACAGTAGCGTCTAACATTTCTAATGTTAATACTGTTGCAGGTATTTCAGCGAATGTCTCAGCAGTAGCAGCAGATGCTTCTGATATTGGTACAGTTGCGTCTAACATTACCAATGTTAATAACGTAGCGGCTAACTCGTCTAATATTACATCAGTTGCAGGTAACGCTACAAACATTAACAACGTAGCGAGTAATGCTACCAACATCAATACAGTTGCTGGTGATATTTCTAGTGTAGGTACAGTAGCTGTAGGTATTACCAATGTTAATAACGTAGGCAATAATATTGCTAACGTCAACACAGTTGCTGGTAATACTACAAACATTAACGCTGTCGCTGCTGATGCTACAGATATAGGTACGGTTGCTACTAACATTGCTAATGTAAACAGTGTTGGTGGTTCAATTGCTAACGTAAATACTGTTGCGTCTAACTTAACTAATGTAAACGCTTTTGCCGACACTTACTTTATAAGTGCTTCAGCACCAGCAAGTCCAACTACAGGTGACCTGTGGTTTGACACCTCAACTAACACAATGAAGGTTTACACTGGGTCTGGGTTTGTTAATGCTGGTTCATCAGTTAATGGCACATCTCAACGGCAAACCTACACAGCTACAGGTGGACAGACTACATTCGCTGCTACTTATGATGCAGGATATTTAGACGTCTACCTTAACGGTGTGAAACTAATTAACGGTACTGACTTTACAGCCACCAACGGAACTAGTGTAGTTCTATCCTCAGGTGCTGCTGCTGGTGATACTGTTGATATAGTTGCTTTTGGTACGTTTAATATTCTTGATGTAGGTGGTTCACTTACTTCACTTGGTATTGATAATCACAATAAAATAACTGTTGATGTGGGCGGCGACATCAGCTTCTACGACAGCACTGGCACTTCGCAAAACCTGTTCTGGGACAGTAGTGCATCGCGGCTTGGGATTAATACGACGACGCCTAGCGTTGAGTTATCCATCGCAGGGTCAGACCCACAGCTTATTTTATGGGAAGGCACTGATGGTGCAAGTAGTTCTAAAGTTCAGCTTGGCACAGGTACTGTACAAGGTTTTATCAATATACATAAAGGCGATGGTACAAGAACAGTACAGATAAGCTCTTCTGGAGACAGCTATTTCAACGGCGGCAATGTTGGAATTGGCACGACTTCGCCAGCGTATGACTTACACATTCATCAGAACGATAGCACAAACGCACTAATCCACTTTACTAACTCTACAACAGGATCAACAGGAACAGATGGGTTTACTGTTGGGTTAGATTCCTCAGAGCAAGCATTGATTATGATGCGTGAAAACAACCCTATGTTGTTCTATACAAACAACACAGAACGCATGCGCCTTGACTCATCAGGGAATTTGTTGGTTGGGAAAACTGCAATTGGAATTGCCACTGTAGGTGGAGAGCTTAGAGCAGACGGACAAGTTACTGGAACAAGAGATGGTGGTGTAGCTTTAGCTCTAAACCGGAAAACCTCAGATGGCGACATTGCATTATTCGCCAAAGACGGCACAACGGTGGGGAGTATTGGGTCAAGGTCTGGCGTTGTGTCTTATATTGTTCTTGACCCAAGGACATCAGTTAAGGGGGCCGCTTTAATTGGCGGCTCTATCGGCACAACCACTGGCGTTATTAACCCCGGTAAAAATGATGGTGACATTGCTGACGCAGCTATTGATCTTGGCTCTACTGGTGCGCGCTTCAAAGACCTCCACCTCTCCGGCACAATCCAGATCGAAAAAGGCACTGGTAATGTTGGTGTAGGTAAACTGGCGCTTAACTCGAATACCTCAAGTAATAACACGGCTGTCGGGTATTCAGCCATGTCTGCTAACACTACTGGAACAAATATATCTTCCGTCGGGCATGGATCATTACAAGCAAACACAACCGGAAGTAGTTTAGTTGCCGTAGGAACAAGCGCTTTATACGCTAATACTACTGGTAGTTTTTCAGTAGCTATTGGTCAGCAGGCTTTACGTTTCAACACCACCGCATCCCAAAACACCGCCGTTGGGTATCAGGCTGGGTATAACACTACTACGCCTAACAATAACGCATTCTTTGGGCAGTGGAGTGGCTACAATAATACTACTGGGGCTGGCAATACATACATAGGCCAAGGTGCTGGTTACAGCATGACAACAGGCTCCGAAAATACAATCATCGGCGCATACTCCGGCAACCAAGGCGGCCTCGACATCCGCACCAGCAGCAACAACATCGTGCTGTCGGATGGGGATGGTAATCCCGCAATACATATGTCGGCGTTTAATACAGCCAGTGATGCGGCTCCAGCTAAAATCAGATGGGGCAACTGGGAAGGTGATGGATCTGGCCGTGGCGCACAATTCTATTTAGATAGCGCACAATCAATCTGGTATAATTCAACTACTGGAAGTAGCACACGTTATCATGCTCAATTTGCAAATCCAAATGGGTTAGTTGGACATATTACAACGACAGGTTCATCAACTGCATATTCTACATCTTCAGATCACCGCCTAAAAGAAAACGTAGTTGACCTTATAGGCGCAACTGATCGTCTAAAACAGCTAGAGCCAAAGCGGTTTAACTTCATTGCTGATGCAGACATAACCGTTGATGGCTTTATTGCACACGAAGTTCAAGCAGTCGTGCCAGAAGCAATCACAGGTACACACAACGAAGTCGATGATGATGGCAACCCTGTTTACCAAGGCATTGACCAAAGCAAATTAGTGCCACTCTTGGTCGCTACAATCAAAGAACTTGAAGCTCGTATAACCGCACTGGAGACCCCATAATGGACGAAATCACCGCAGAGCAAATCGCCCAGCACTACAAAGCTATGGGCGATAGCGTAGACCTGCTAAACGCTGGTCAACCAGAAGACATGGACGATGCTGA